TTCGAGTATAATTCATCGAAGTTGGAATTTGTCTTGACGAAAGCATTACGAAGTGTATCGCCTGTGCCGTCGTCAGGAACAGTACCCGTATTGATTACTTGCTTTGCCATTTTTGCTCCTGTCTTTTTCTATTATTTATCTACGGCTCTGTAGTCATATCTACCGTCAATACCGTTACGTCCGCGGTGTAATCTTGACGGTCCGCTGTTAATCCACCGCCATCTCCGGGAACAACTTGATTTGGACCAACAATTGGTGCACCACCAACTTCTGTATCCAATTTAATAATCTGATTAAACTTGTGAGAGATGCCTGCATCAACTGGTCCAAATGACATCTTTCTTTTGAATAAACTGTCGCCAAATAATTTTGTACCTGCAAGGTGAACAGTTCTTTTAAGAGGTTCTTCGTAAACAGCTTTAGAAATTGTACCTTTAATTTCGTATGAATATTCTTGATAATAATCGCTATCTTGAATCTTCATATTAGAATCAAAGTATTCAAAATTACCGCTTTCTTCTTCTGTCCAATATCCGTTTAGGTGTGAACTGTAACTTGCCCAGTAACCTGATGTGATACCTTGTGTATCAGCTTTTAAAGTAGCTCTTGCAACAATTAGACCATTATCATCGGTAAGATTTACAATCTCGCCATCCTGATACCCAAACCCTGACTCGTATACGTTTGCCGCTTTTATTCGGCCTGACGCAAAGATTGTTCTTGATTCTATTTCAGCAGATGTACCTAGTGTATCAGCGTCATAGTCTCGAGCAACATATTCAATTGCGTAGTCGCTTCCTTTATGATTAACTGGATTACCACGCTCAAACCCATAATAATTATAAGGTCTTACTTTAATAAATGATTCGGAGGCACTAATATCAGTAATAATACCAGTTACAGTTGTGTTTGAATTAATGCCAGTATTCGCTTGAGATATTTCGTCGCCTCTTGACATTGCTGCTGAAACATCTTCAAGAACAATAACCTGTTCATATCTATCAAACGCTGACATCTGATCGTCACGGGCAATTGTCCAAACATCGGTAACGTAATTTTCACCTGGGTTAACATTAACTAATGTTTCAATTGAACCAATATCAAAAGGAGATAAGTTAAATGCTTCATCGAGTGGAGTTGCTAGCGTAATTGGATTGGTATTACCCGAGTTAGACATTGGCTTTAATGCAGGCGGAACGTCATTATAATTTGAAGAGTCAATATCCACCGCAAGGAAATCACTGATCTTATCAGTAATCAAAGATACCGCTTGAATGTTAGTAATTGTTACCTTAACATCATTATTTGCGCCTGTGTCTGGATACAAAGGACCAGGTGACGAATCATTCTTTTCTGTGATTGACGTAATAGGACCAGTGTTTCCTACCGCACCTGCTAATCCAACTCTTGGTCTTCCTGGTCGGTCAAGAGCATATAATTGTGGCAAAGGATCAGTAGTAAATTCGTGAGATGTATTAGCAAAGTGAATACCGACCGCGAATGCAGACTGACCTGTTACAATACCAATATTAGTATTTCCTGTATCGGCGATGCGTTCTTCTAAAACAAAATCGAGGTCAGGGTTTGAAAGCAAAAGGTTTTGACTTGAAGCTTTTAGACGAGTTTCTTCAACGGTATAACCGAAGCCAGGATCCTTGATCGTATAAACAACTTGACCTGTAAACTCATCTTCAAGATCGGTAACAATTGCCTTACCGCCTTCGCCTTTACCAACAATGTTTAAAATTTCGCCAATTTTTCTTTCGGTCTCACCGCCATATCCTAAGTCAATTGTAAGTGCAGCTGCAGAACCATCAACGCGACCAAACGCAACTTCATTTCCTCGAATAGTTGTTTGTAAATCGTCATACTTAATAAAGTCACCTTTAACGTTTGAAATATAAACGATAGGTGTTAATGTACCATTTAATAAAACGAAATTGATTTTATCAACAGCGGCACGAGCTTCAGAAATACTACCACGGATGTTTTTACCAATTAGGTCCGCATACGTAAACTTATTATCGTCAATATCATAAAATACATTATCATTTGGAAATAATTGTAAATAAACGCCTTTACGCCAATCGGAATCGGAAGGCTTAAACATTTGTGATGCAGGATATCTAATTTCAACATCTTCTTTATAGAACATACGGAAGAATAAAAGAATACCACCAGGTGTACCTTTACGGCGGTATAGATCCATAATGTTTTTAACAACAAAACGAACATCAGATTCTTCCAATAAAGGCAGTTCAGCCATAAACATTTTATGGAATTGTAAGATAAGCTCAGAAAGAGTTGTAGATACGTCTCGATACTCGAATAATCTTCGAGAATTATAATGCGACATATTTGTTTCTTCTTCAAGGAATCTATAATATTCCTCTACAAAATCAACGAGTTCCTGCCCATACTCTCGATAGAGTCCAGGAAATTGGTCTCGGATTTTGAATGCTATGAGCTTTTCTACTTGCATTACTTGATCTCAATCATTTTAACAGTTACATCGTCGTCGCGGACATAAAAGATACGGCCTTTAGGCGCTCTAATATCGTCAGCACTTGTTCTTGCAATAATTTTAATTTCAGAACCTTCATAAGAATCTACAATAAAGTCAGTTAATTTAACTTCGCCTGTTTCGTAATTTACTGTACCAACTTTTGGTTTAACAATCTGTGGGTTTGCCTGGTTACTTGTAACTGACATAAGATTGCCTAAGCCGTCATCTTGTAAAAAGATTTCTTGTGCGTTACTTGTAAATGTACCAGATTTAATTGCTGGTTTATATCCTTCAAAACCATTTGCAGATCTAAATGGATATGGCTTAGCAAGTTTTGCTCCAAACTTAAATGTTGGGTTTAGTTTAATACCCGATGCTGGCGAGTATGGAATATATGGGAATGCACAAACACTGTTTGAAAGAATCGCAACATCCTTTATATCAATTGCCGACGCAATGTTTGAAACTCGAAGTGTTTTATTAAAATCATCAAGATTATCAACCGAATATTTCTGAATAACTTGTCTAATAATTGATTCTAATTGAGCAGGGCTTTTTGTAGATTGTGCTGCACTATAATAAGCATCAACTTCAATATTTGCATATAAGAACTCAGATTCAATAAAGATCGGTTCAACAGCAAGTGGAGATTTCTCTCTTAAATAATCAATGTATGATGCTGCAAGCGACGCCGATAAAATTTCTGTTTCTTGTCCAAGATAAACCGAAATCGCAACCTTACCAAATTGTGGCGGATCTAATTCATCACCACCGTATGCTGACACTGAAAGAATTTCAGGAAACTTTTGTTTTAAAAGATTTTCATAATCTGTTTCTGTAACTGCACGTTCTTGAATTTGTAATGCTCTTGGCGCGTTGAAGCGAATGCTTTCAACCGATTCCTCGTCAGCACCACCTGTTGCTCGTGCGATTGTTGTAACCGTTGTCGTCCCTGTTGTTGTAAGAGAAATACTAAACTTATTAATGCCGTTTGCTTCTGCGCCTGATGTAATGCGATACTTAACTCGAACGTCTTCAATCTCGGTTGGCTGCAATCCAAAAATGTTTTTACCAAAATAAACAGTATAACGACCATCGTAATATGGTTCAACATAAAATACTTTATCGGTTGGACCAACACCAAAGATTGTGTCTTTACGAACAAATACGTTTCTATCTTCGGTCGCTTCTGCATCAACAAAACATTCAATAGAATCAGTATCAGCATTTTCGTTTGTTAAAATAACACGAAGAATACCGTCATCGTCAACAAAGAATCCTTCACGTTCAAAACTTGTTAGCATTTGGCCTTCATATAACGTAATGTTTTCGGATTCAAATGTACCTACGCCTGTCTTACGAAGAACGTGAGCTTTATTTGTAACAAAGGTAAAGTTCTGACCTTGAAAAGATGCGGCAAACTCTGCGTACTGAGGAATTGTAATTGTTTGACCACTAGTGATTGACGTATCTACAACTTTTACTTTAACAATTGCACGGGCAGAACGACGAGAACGAGGGAGATAATTTAATTCTTTTGCGTGCGAAATAACACTATTACGTAAGAGTGCAGAATCAATAAACATTTCGTTTATTGCCATATTTGTATAGAAGTTATTTTGGAACGTGTTATAAGATAGCACATCTAACAGCACATTCATGTTTGAACCTTCAAAGTCGTAGTCTTTGAATTTTGTTTGGGTTTTCATATAGTTTTTGAGCTGATTCTTTATCGTCTCAAAATCTAATTCAGTAATAGCCAGCTTAGCCATTTATCTCGTCCTCTCTAAGAATACGTCTAATTCTACCGGTTGCTCTTGGTTCTTAACAAAAAACTTTACAGTAACTTTGATCGCGTTATCATTTAAGTTACCATTTACAATTACGTCTATAATTTCAGCACGCGGCTCGTATATTTCTATTGTTGTTCTTATTTGCTCTTCAATTAATTTTAAACCGGCAGGAGTCATATTTTCAAATAATGCTGCGCGAATATTACCGCCAAGGTTTGGTTGCATTAATCTTTCGCCACGATCGGTTAAGACAAGATTCTTTAATGATTCTTTAACGGCATCTTCATTTTTAAATAATGCCAAATCATTTGATAAAGGACTTACGCTTAAATCCTTTTTAAAATCTGAATAGATTTCAATCTTTTTAGTTTTGGCTGTGACTAATGAAACTGTCATCTATTACGTCTCCAACTTTCGTATGTGC